CTGATAAGGTTCCCAAGTACGGCCGCAGTATCAAGCTGGAGCACGAGTGCGCCCGGATCATGGCCCAGCAGGAACAGCTTGGGTGGCCCTTTGATGTGGCCGCTGCTGAGCGTTTGGAGGGTGAGCTTCGTGAGGAGGCAGATAAGCTGGCAGACGCCATGCGAATCACCTTCCCCTACGTGGCTGGCAAGGAGATGACCCCAAAGCGAAACAACTCCACCAAGGGGTATATCGCCGGGGCACCATTTACCAAGCTGACCGAGTTCAATCCCACCTCTCGTGATCACATCGCCTGGGCCTTCAAGACCTGGAGGGACTGGCAGCCCGAGGAGTTTACGGACACAGGTCGTCCGAAAATTGACGAAAGTGTCCTATTGGCCATGGACACCAAAGAGTCAAAGACCTTTGCTCGTTTACTCGAACTCCAGAAGGCCATCGGACAGATCAGCGAAGGTCAGAACGCCTGGCTCAAACAGGTCACCAAGGGCGGTCGAATCCACCACGCCTGTCAGCTGGCCACCAACACCGGTCGCAATGCCCACAGTCGTCCTAACTTGGGGCAGGTGAGCAGCGATCCACGTTGTCGAGCACTTTTCCTTCCTGGCGATGGAATGATTCAGGTGGGGGCAGACGCCTCAGGCCTGGAGCTTCGGATGCTTGGTCACTACCTGGCGTTCTTTGATGGGGGTCGCTTCGCTGACATTGTTGTGAACGGTGACATCCACCAGATCAACGCCGATGCAGTTGGGGTGACCCGTAAGGCGGTGAAGTCAATCACCTACTGCTTCATCTACGGAGGAGGAGATGAGAAGCTTGGTATGACCACCGACCCACTGCTTAAGGGTGATAAGGCCAAGCACCTTGGTAAGGAGATCCGCCGCAAGTTCACTGAAGCGATTCCTGGCCTAGATTCGCTTCTTAAAGCAGTGGCTAAGAAAGCCGAGGGTGATGTGCTCAAGGGCCTTGATGGTCGTCCCATACGCCTTCAAGGAAAGAAACACGCCGCCCTCAACTACCTACTCCAGTCTGCTGGTGCCATCGTTTGTAAGTCTTGGGTGGTCGAGACCCATCACTGCATCAGAAGCGAAGACCTCATCCTTGGTATTGACTACCAACCACTCGGTTTTATCCACGACGAACAGCAGCTTGCTGTAGCACCTAAGTATGTCCCCCTCATCAAAAACATCCTCGTCAACACCATGCCACAAGTCGGGGAAGACCTCGGCCTCAAAGTCCCGCTCGCAGCGGAAGCCAAGCACGGCACATCGTGGGCAGACTGTCACTGATACCCACCTTCGGGTAGATGCTGACTTCTTTGCCTACCGGTCCTGCTCAGCAAATGAAACTGAGCTTGATTGGGGTGACGACCTGATCACCATTGCCTCCAACTTCAAGGAGGTGATACGGACCTTCGACAGCGAAATCACAAGCCTCAAACGCCGCTTCGATACCAGCAACGTCACCCTTTACTTCTCGGACACGGTCAACTTCCGAAAGGAGATCGACCCCGAGTACAAGGGCAAGCGAACCAAACGAAAGCCAGTGGGGTACAAGCGTCTGCTGGCCTGGTGCTCTGAGAACTATCGGGTGGTCCGCTATCCAAAGCTTGAAGCTGACGACGCCCTTGGCCTGGAGTGTCACCTTGATCCTTCTGACTTTGTTCTGGTGAGCCCGGACAAGGACATGAGGCAGATCGCCTGTCGCCTGTTCAATGGTGAGGAGGAGATCAACGTCACTCCTGAGGAAGCCGACTACTGGTTCTGGACCCAGACCATCACCGGAGACCCAGTGGATGGCTATAAGGGGGTTCCTGGTGTCGGAGCCGTAGGCGCAAAGAAGATCCTGGACAAAGCTGAAGAGCCCTGGCCTGCCATCCTTGCTGCTTACGAAAAGGCTGGGCTAACTGAGGAGGATGCCCTCCGCAACGCACGCCTGGCACGGATCCTCCGGCCTGGTGAGTACAACTCAACCACCAAGGAGCCGATCCTATGGACCCCACCGCTTCCCTGATTGCCTTAGACATATCGTTAGTCGCTCTTCTTGTCTACATTCTTGACCGCAATGTATTCCATGCGATTGATCTCCTCCTCGGCCACGCACCAACAGCTCTTAGAACAGCTTGGGTTAGTCAAACCCTCCGAGTACGACTCTGGCTCGACCGCCAAGCGATGCTCCACCGAGGACCCGTGGGCAAACTCTGGAACGAGTACTGCCTCTGGCGAATCAGCAACAACCCAGCCTACAAAGAGTTCTTCAAAGACCGTGAGTAAGTACGACCCCAGCCACTACAAGCGTGGGAAGATTCAGGTTTGGGACTTCATTATTGACCAAGGCCTGGACTACCTCGCTGGTAACTGCATCAAGTACATCTGCCGTGCTGGTCACAAAAGCCATGAGTCTGAGCTGGATGACTGGCTTAAGGTGAAGGCCTACGTTGACCGCAAGATCAAAGCACTTTCTGAAGACCGTAACCGATGAGTTCCCCCTCACTGCTCCAGCAGGCCATCACCTTCCGTCAGGTCATGGAGCAACCGATCAACACAACGGACGAAGTTGTTCACGAGCTTCAGTTCAAGTTGATCGAAGAAGAGTTCAGTGAGCTGCGTGAAGAGTACCTCACTGAGCTGGATAGTGGCTCAAAAGAGAACCAGTTAAAGGAGCTTTCGGATCTGGTCTTTGTCTGCTATCAGTACGCTGCTGCCCGTGGGTGGAACCTAGACGAGGCCATGCGTCGGGTCTTTGAGTCCAACATGTCCAAGCTCGTTGACGGCAAGCCTCTTCGCCGAGAAGATGGTAAAGTCCTCAAGGGCCCCAACTACCAACCCCCAATTCTTTCTGATCTCCTATGACCAACACCAGTCCGATCGCTCGCACCGGCCGAGTCCAGAACTGGATCGACAACCCTACCAGCCGGCTTCCCGTGTCCTGCACTGTCTTCGTTGTGGAGGACAGCATGGAAGGACCGGAAGGCATTGAGGCCTCGTGGCGCTTTGCCTCTCACGCCCTTCGCAATGGTGCTGGGTGTGCCATCCACCTGAGCAAGCTTCGCCCTGAGGGGCACGACAACGGAGCAGGCCTGACCGCCTCTGGTCCTGTGTCGTTTGCCAGAATCTACTCTGCCCTCAACGAGACCCTGCGCCGCGGTGGGGTCTACAAGAACGGCGCTGTGGTCATTCACCTCGATTACACGCACCCAGATGCAATTAAGTTCATCGAGGCAAAGCGGTCTGAACTGCCTTGGGTGAAACGTTGCCTGAACGTGGACCGGAACTTCCTTACTGATGCCAGTCCTGAACTGATTGAGGCTACTCTTGACGGCATCAAAAAGGGTGACATCTGGCTAAACAAAATCCGCTACGACCAGAATGGCAAACGCATCTACGGAAACGTCTGCCTGGAAGTGTATCTGCCATCGCGGGGAACGTGCCTTCTCCAGCACATTAACCTTGGCGCCGTGGAGCCGCAGGATCTCTCTGCTGCTTTCACCCAGGGTATGTCCGAACTCATTGAACTGCACGGCCGCACGGGAGTTGGAGAGACTGGAGAGTATCTCTCGCCTGATGTTGATCGGCAGGTTGGGCTCGGGCTGCTGGGTCTTGCAAACTTCCTGGCGCAGAACGAGGTCAGCTATAAGGAGTTCGGGTACGCCCTGGACCGATACAGAAACGGGACGCCTGACCCCGAGAATAAAGCTGACCTTCTGGCCTCGTGTCTGGCTCAAGCTATCTGGGATGCTGCTTACGTTGCTGAGCGGGCTGGGATGCGCCGTGCTTTCGCTATCGCGCCTACAGCTTCTTGTAGTTATCAGTACACTGATCGGCGCGGCTACACTACCACCCCTGAGCTGGCTCCTCCTATCAGTCGCCATGTTGATCGTGATTCTGGCACGTTTGGAGTTCAGTCCTATGACTATCCGCCGGATGTCGAGATCGCAGCAGAGGTTGGCTGGGAGGACTACAACCGAGTCGTAGACGGAATCGTGAGCCTTTACCAGGTCACTGGACTGTTCCATGGCTACAGCTATAACAGCTGGAGCGACGTGATTACCTACGACAAGGAGTTTCTGAAGAAGTGGCTTGCTTCACCTCAGACCAGCCTGTACTACGCCCTTCAGGTGATGCCTGACACCCAAGCCAAGGATGATGCCCTGGCTGCCCTTAACGAGAGCTTCCACGAGTTCTTCAAGTTTGATGAGATCGACACGTCTGCCTTTGAGGATGACGAGGAGATCGAAGGTTTCTGTCCAACTGACGGTTCTTGCTCTTCCTGTGCTGAATGATGACCATTACTGAATCGCCTTACACCCAGGTGGTGTCGCGGAAGCGAAAATGGACCCCAGTTGCGGTTCAACGTGGCAAGCTGGTTGACGGCTCTGAGGAGTCGATCTACCGGGCTCTTGCCCTCCGTCATCTGGAACTGCCGGTGTCTGAGTTCCTTAAGCAGGGTCTTGAGAAGGAACTGCCTAAGACTCCTGGTGTGGTGGAAGCCCTTCAGTCCAACATCCTGGATGAAGAGCGCCACGACCAAGCCTTGGAGTATGTGGTCGCCGCTCATGGCACCGAATCCAAAGCTGAAGCTGAAGGGCGTCACATCCTGAAGGCCTGGATGGATGCCCCCGAACACCCGATCCTCAAGGCCGCAATCCTGGAGCGTAGTGTCTTTTTCGTCCTCCTTCCCTTCTACCGGTTCAATGGAGACATCGGAATCCGCACCACAGCCGCAGACATCAGCCGAGACGAGCAAACCCACGTCGCCATCCACAGCATGGTCTGCTCCGAGCTTGGCATCAAGTCCACACCAAGCCTCAATCGCCTACGTCGAGCGACTGTGGGATGGGTAGTTGACAGCCTCAAGTCCAGCGAAAACAAGTACCTGGACAAGGACTTCTGGCTGAGCCAGTCTGACTCGCTGTATGAGCGTGGAAAGGCTCCTGGTCTGTCGGACACCCAGCGTGCTCGGATGCCTGCGTTCTTCGAGGCCGCCAACACCGATTTGCCACAGTATGGCTAATCCCTACCTTGACCCTGAACTCTTGCCCCTGGCCCGCGTGGTTGGGGGCAACGTCGATCTGGATAAGCTCATCGCTGAACTAGATCAGATGTATCCAGACAAATACCCTGACCATGAAATGACTACGTGGGAAGCTGGTCGAATGGCTGGATGTATTGAAATCATCAGGTACCTTAAATCAAAGAAGGAATTGTAATCATGTGTGTTGGTGGAGCCGAACGGCGTGCTCATCACGCAGCCGAAGCTGAAAAGCGTGTTGTAGCTCAGCAGATTGCTGATCAACAGCGCATGTACCAGGACGAACTGGCCATCATGCGTCAACAGGCCGAACAAAACAAACCAGTGCCTCCTCCGGTTCCGGTTGGGGTCAACGAGTCTCCTGCTCGCGTAACGTCGAAGCGTAGCAAGCGTGGTGCTCAGAGAGCTGCAGCCATGGGTGCTTCTGCTTTGCGTATTCCCACTACCGGCGTGTCCCTGGGTGGTGGTACCCCGTCTGGAGCTTCTGGTAGCTCTGTAAAACTTAACATTGGTTGATCATGGAAAATCAGTCCGCTGCGTCTCGCTACGCAAGGCTGGCCAGTGATCGGACGATCTTCCTTGATACTGCTCGGGATTGTGCGGAACTGAGCCTGCCATATCTCCTGACTAGAACAGGAGTTGTCAATGGTCAGAAACTCACAACCCCTTGGCAGTCCATTGGAGCTAAGGGTGTCAACGTGATGGCATCCAAGCTGATGCTGAGTCTGTTTCCTGTAAACACGACTTTCTTCAAGCTTCAGATCAATGATGGCAAACTGGCCTCGGACCCAAATCTTGATGCTAAGATCCGATCTGAGATCGACTTGAGCCTCTCCAAAATGGAGCGGGTAGTCATGCAACACATCGCCGAATCACAGGATCGTGTGATCCTTCACCAGGCGATGAAGCACCTGATCGTGACCGGGAATGTCCTGGTATACATGGGGTCCAAGGGTGTGAAGCTGTATCCTCTTGACCGATTCGTGGTCGTCCGTGATGGAGAGGGTCAGCCCACCGAGATTGTTACGGTTGAGTCCATCAATCGTCAGTTCCTTCCTAAGGAGTTTCAGAAGCCAAACCAGGCGGTCAACCGTGTAGACGACAACACCTCTACTCCTTCCGTTGATGTGACGGTGGGTGAGGACGAGGTAGCTGTGTATACGTGGGCCAAGCTTCAAGATGGTCAATGGCGTTGGCGGCAAGAAGCCGATGACATGATCATTCCTGATTCCATGGGCAAGGCCCCCAAGAACACCACCCCCTGGCTGCCGCTGCGATTCAACGTGGTTGATGGTGAAGACTACGGTCGTGGTCGCATTGAGGAGTACCTTGGTGACCTGAAATCTCTTGAGGGACTGATGCAGGCCATGGTAGAGGGCTCTGCTGCCGCTGCCAAGGTTGTGTTTCTTGTGGCTCCGTCTGCCACTGTCAAGCCTTCTACGCTGGCAAAGGCAGGCAATGGGGCTATCATCCAAGGACGAGCAGAGGATGTAACTGCTGTTCAGGTACAAAAGCAGGCTGACTTTGCTTCGGCGTTCCAGATGATCACTCAGTTAGTTCAACGCCTTAGTGAGGCCTTCCTTGTTCTGTCTGTCCGTCAGAGCGAGAGGACCACTGCTGAGGAGATCCGTGCTACCCAGCAGGAACTCAACGAACAGCTCGGTGGCATCTACGGCAACCTGACTTCTGAGCTGCTGCGTCCCTATCTTCAGCGCAAGCTGTTCCTGCTTCAACGAGCGGGTGAGCTGCCGAAGCTTCCCAAGGGTGTTGTCTTCCCAACAGTGATCGCTGGCCTTGATGGTATTGGGCGTGGTCAGGACCGTGAGTCTCTCATGATGTTCCTGAGCACCGTATCCCAATCGCTGGGCCCTGAGATGCTGATGAAGTTCATCCACCCCGAGGAGGCAATCAAGCGTCTTGCTGCCAGCCAAGGTATTGATCCGCTCAGTCTGATCAAGACCAAGGAAGAGCAGGCTGCTGAGATGCAGACTCAACAGGCCCAAGCAATGCAAGGGTCTATCGTTAATCAGATGGGCAACCTGGCAAAGGCCCCACTGATGGATCCATCCAAGAACCCCGAAGCACTTGACTCTTTGAGAAATGCCGCGTCAAACCTCCAACAAGGAAACATCTCCGTCCCAACCGTCCCCTCAGCAGGAACCTGAAGAGAAGCTTGAGGGTCTGAACCCTGAGGACTTTGAAGTTCCCGAGTCCATTGAACTGAATACCCGTAACAAGTATGCGGGTAAACCCAAGGTCCGTGCCAATGCTGCCAAGCCTATGGTTGGTAGTCACGGTCCCAAGGTCTCCAAACCCACCTTTGGCGTCGTTCGCGGCGTCTACAACTGATCTAAATCACCGCAGCCATTTATGCCTGAACTGACGTTTGATTCCACCGACGACCTTGACGCGACCGAGGCTCGTCAGACCGAAGAGGCCCGCCTTCTTGAGCTTGGAGAAAAGCTCCAGAATGAAGAGGAGGCTGCTGAGCAGCGTAAGTACGACCAAGCCCGAGAGGATGCTGAGTCTGAGCTGCGCTACGCTGGCAAGTTTAAGTCCGCTGAGGACCTGGAAAAGGCCTACAAGGAGCTAGAAAAGAAGCTTGGGCAGAAGGACACCGAAGCCCAGGCTGAGACCACTGATGACCAGGAAGAGCCCTCTGAGGAGCCTTCTGAAGAGGAGGAGGACATCACTTCTTCCGAAGAGGCCCAGGCTATTCTGAAGGCATCTGAGGAGTACTACTCCAACGACAACAAGCTCAGCGAAGAGACCATCAAGCGCCTCTCTGAACTGCCTTCTGAAAAGCTGGTCGAGGCCTACCTGGAGCTTCAGAAGAACGCACCTCCGGTGGCAGCAAAGCCGCTTTCCGAATCTGATGCTCAAGACATTGTGAAGTCGGTTGGTGGTCAAGATGCCTACAGCGAAACCCTTGCCTGGGCAGCTGAGAACCTGACTCCTGCTGAAGTTGCTGCTTACGACAACGTGGTCAACAGCGGCAACAAGGACGCCATCTTCTTTGCTGTCCAAGCCCTGAACCAACGGTACAAGGATGCTGTTGGGTTTGAGGGCAAGCAGGTCTCTGGTAAGGCTGTGCGTAATTCGGTGAAGGGTTTCCGTTCCCAGGCCGAGCTGGCACGTGCTATTTCGGATCCTCGGTACCGGAACGACCCGGCCTATCGCATGGACATCGAAGAGCGCCTGTCTGTGTCTGGCGATCTGCTTTGAACAGCTGCCCGCGTCCGAGGCATTGTATCGGCGAAACCCTTGTAAACCCGTTGAGTCCGGGGGCCAAGGCGGTAAGTGGATAGTGCCCAGTCCCCTGTTCGTCCATGAGGCGTATCACGGCTGGGCCGTCTTGGAATGGCTGGTGCTCACGCGGGTTCGATTCCCGCACATTCCCCTTGAGGATGGGACAACCTCGTTAAAAACCCAGTCATGACTGGAGTATTGGCCCGGTGCGCCGGACACCCAATACTACGGACGTATTGCCCAAAAACTGAATACTTCGAATCCGGATAAAAACCAAGTACTTGGGAAACAAGCAAACATTCTTCTTTCCCTTTTTTCAAAGTGACTGCAACTCTTACTCAACTCGGCCAAGTTAATAAGGCCGGTGATACTAAGGCTCTGTTCCTGAAGCTGTTCACGGGCGAGGTCTACGAGGCCTTCCGTAACGCAACCATCGCCAAAGGCCTGGTGATGAACCGCACCCTGCGTAATGGCAAGGAAGCTCAGTTCATCCACACCGGCCGTATTCAAGCTGGCTTCCACACCCCCGGCACCGCTATTCTTGGTAGCGGCAACCCCCCGGTGGCGGAAACCACCATCGCCATGGACGACCTGCTGGTGGCGTCGGCGTTCGTGTATGACCTGAACGAGACTCTCGCTCAGTACGACATCCGCGGCCCCATCGCCCGTCAGATCGGTCAAAGCCTGGCTGAGTTCTACGACCGCCGCATCTTCCGCGTGCTGGATCGTGCCTCCGGCCTGTCTGCTGCTGTGACCGGTGAGCCCGGTGGCTTCCGCGTGAACCTGGGTGTGGGCAAAGAATATGATGCCCAGGCTCTGGTCGACGGTTTCTTTGAAGCTGCTGCTCGTCTTGACGAGATTGCCGCTCCTAAGGAGGGTCGTGTGGCTGTGCTGTCCCCGCGTCAGTACTACGCCCTGATCAGCCAGGTGGACACCAACATCCTGAACCGTGAGTATGGCAACAGCCAGGGCTCGCTGAACAGCGGTGAGGGTCTCTACGAGATCGCCGGCATCAAGATCTACAAGTCCAACAACATCCCCTTCCTTGGCAAGTACGGCTCTCCTGCCGGTACCGCCATTGATGCGGCTGCTGTGACTGGCGAAAACAACAACTACGGTGTGGCTGCTGACTTCACCAACAGCTGCGGCCTGATCTTCCATCGGGATGCTGCTGGTGTGGTGGAGGCCATTGGTCCCTCCGTGCAAACCACCGGTGCCGACACCAAGGTGATCTACCAGGGCGATGTGATCGTGGGCCGTCTGGCCTATGGTGCTGGTCCTGTGCGGGTCTCCTGCGCTGGCGCCTTCCGCAACGTGGCCTGACCTTAAGGCTTTAACTGGGGTAGTCCTTATTAAAGGGATTACCCCTTTTCTTTAATTATGCCTGTCCATAATGACCACTAAACTCCAAGCAATCAATCAGATGCTTTCTGGTATCGGGCAGGCGCCTGTGGTGTCTCTCGATATTGCAAATCCTGAAATCGCCCTTGCTGAGTCGATCCTTGACTCGGTGAACCGTGAAGTACAGGGTGAGGGCTGGCACTTCAACACCGAAGTGAACTACCCCCTTACTGCTGATGTGAACGGTGACATCGCTGTGCCACAGAACGTGCTGCAGCTGTCGGATAACAAGATTTCCAATGTCCAGAAGTACCAGACCGTACTGCGTGACGGTAAGCTTTACGACAAAATCAACCACACCTTTACCTTCCCTGCTGGGGCCACGGTGAAGTGTGACGTGGTTTGGTTCTTCAACTTTGAAGACCTGCCTCAAGTGTTTAAGGACTACATCACCCAACGAGCCTCCCGTGTGTTCGCTGGCCGTGCCCTGGGTTCCCAAGAAATGGTGACCTTCAACGCCCAAGACGAAACGCTGCTTAGGGCTAACTGCATTGCTTATGACACGGACACCTCGGCGGTGAATATCTTTGGCCAAGAGAATGGTCAGAACTTCTACGTGTCTTATACGCCCTTCCGAGCGATTGCACGATAATGGCAGCCATCCTTCAAAAAATCCCTAGTCTTATCGGGGGTGTCTCTCAGCAGCCTGATAGTCTTAAGCTGAACAACCAACTCAGGGAATGTACCAACTACTACCCTGACCCTACCTTTGGTCTCGACAAGCGTCCTGGACTTCGAGGTATCAGGCGTCTTACCAATGCCACCAGCAACGGCACATGGTTTACTCTCTTCCGTGATGAAGAAGAGAAGTACATTATCGAGTTTTCCAAGGCTGGTGTTCTTCGGATCTGGGATGCAGACAGCGGCATCGAGCAGACGGTCAACACTCCTGCTGCTGGAGCCACAGCCTACGCCACCCACACGGACACAGCTGATCTGACTGTGCTTCAGATCAACGACTACACCTTTGTGTTGAACCGGAAGGTGGTGGTCGCTGAAGAGTCTGGCGTGACAAGCCCTACGATCACTCCGTTTGGCTTTGTCTCCATTAACACAGTAGCCTACGCGACTGACTATTTTGTCATCATTGACGGTACTACCTTCAGCTACTCGTCTCCCAACACCACGACCACGCAGCTGAGTGTTGGTACTATTCTCAACGCACTGGTCAGCTCGATCAACGCAAACCCAGCCTATGTGGCTACGGCAGTAGGTAACAGCATCCATATCCGTAGGGCAAACAATGCTGACTTTTCCTTGGAAGCAAGGGGTGGTACCACTGGCACTGCGATTCAGGCCTACAAGGGTGTTGTCAGTGTTGTTTCTGAGCTTCCAACCCAATTCATCAACGGAGCCAAGATCAAGGTCCAAGCTTCTGAAAACTCAGATGGGGATGATTACTGGGTTGTGTTTGAAACCAGCAACGGCGGTGCCCAGGGCTCTGGCTCTTGGGTAGAGACCATTGCTGGTGGGGTTGTGTTGAATGTGGATGCGGCCACTCTTCCTCACGTGATCATCCGTGAGGCCAATGGCACCTTTACCTTCCGTAAGCTTGACCAAGCTTCCGCCACAGCTACGCCTTCCACAGCTACTGTGAGTGGTGTGCCTCAGTCGGTGTCGATCCTAACCAGCGGCAACGGTCGGTATGCTGTTGGACAGAGCTTTCCAGTATATGGGGGTACTGGTCTTAACCTACGTCTCCGTGTCACAGCAACTAGGACTGATGTCACCAACACCGACTATACCTGGGCCCCAGGTCCGTCTTCCTATGTTGAGCGAATCGTCTATGTAAATGGCAGCCAGACTTACAACTGGTATCTGAACGGAGAAATTTTCCGTACCACGACCTCAGACTCTAGCTTTGAGATCGGCAACAACGGGTACTCAGTCCTTGGTTCCTACAACACGGTTGCCTCTGGAGACCCCAACATCACGCTCAGGCAAGAAGCTGGTCTTCGGATCACTACCGTAACCCCTGGTGTCATTGATGGGGTTGAGATCAGCCGAGCAGGAAGAAACTACACGGCACTGGATACTGTCACCAGCATGAGCGGTGATACGTTCCGAGTCGATACTGTTGCTTCGGTGACTCTCAATGTGGATTCCATTGCCAAGCAGTTCTGGAAGCCGCGTGAGGTAGGTGACAACGATACCAACCCGATGCCCTCGTTTGTCGGAAACCCGATCCACGGCATTGCGTTCTTCAAGAACCGTTTGATCTTCATGTCCCGTGAGAATGTCATTTCTTCTCAGGCTGGAGACTACTTCAATTTCTTTGCTTCTACGGTTCTCACCATCGTTGCCAGTGACCCGATCGACTTGTCCTGTGGCAGCCTGAAGCCCTTGGAGCTGCGGCATTCGATCCAGACCACCCGAGGTTTGGTGATGTTTGCTGACAACACTCAGTACATCCTTGAGACCACCACTGAGGCATTCTCGGCAGCAACCGCTGAGATCAACAGCGTATCCAACTACAACCAAAGCCCCCGCATTGCCCCTGTTGACACTGGCCCGAGTATCGTGTTCCTTGAGGAAAGCGATTCGTCCACTCAGGTCTTTGAGATGCTTGTAGGGGATTCTGTCGGGTCTAAGCCTGCTGTTGTTGAGCTGACTCGGATCATTCCCTCTTACATCCCTGCTGATGTCAAGGAGCTAAAGGTCAGTAGCTCAGCCACTACCTTTGCCATGGTCACCTACCGAGAGCCAGATGCCATCTACTTATTCCGATTCTTCAATGACGGAAATGAGCGTCGCATGGCCTCCTGGTTTAAGTGGGTGGTCAGTGGTCCTGTGGAGATGATTGAGTTTGACCACGACCGTCTCTTTGTTGTCACCAAGCAAAACAGCAACTACGTGCTGAGTCATGTGGAGCTGCTGACCGAGACGGCTGCAGGTGCTGTGTTCTTTGATGGTGCATACGTGGACCTGCGCCTCGATCTGCTGGACTACAACCCCACCAAGGTCTACTTTGCTGGCACTGATACCACCCACATCTGCTTTAAGGATGGGTTCAACGACAGCATCCTCCAACCGGTTCTGGTAAGTCTTGATCCACTCAGCCCTGGCACAGTTCAGGAGCTTAGCATTCAGACCGACCTCACCCAGCCAGTTGGTCAGCGGTACTTTGTTGAGGTTGACGGAGACCAGACCGCTTCTAGGTTTGCCCTTGGGTACAAGTATGTTGCTTCTGCCACCCTGCCTGCGTTCTACGTGATTGGTGGTGAGGGCAAGAAGGATACATTGAACGTGCCTATGGTCAACCGCATGTCCATCGACAGTTACAACTCCGGTCCTTACACTGTGACCGTTAAAGCCGATGGGCGTGATCCTTACACTGTCAGCCTTCCCCAGATCATCGGTAACCTCTATCCGACCAACACCGTTCCTATGCTGAGGAACGCCCAGAACAAGGTGCCGGTCATGGCCAAGGGTACCCAGGTTGAGGTGTCCTTGATTGCTGACTCCCCGTTTCCCACCTCCATCACTTCTCTGACCTGGGAGGGTACCTACAACAATCGCGGCGTCAAGTCCGTATGAAATGTAAGCAGCTGTTCCATAGGGCCACGAGGCTCGATGCGCTTTACGTGGCCGAGAACCTGCAAGAGGATGATCGGCGTGAGATTGAGGGTCTTGGTCTGGACCCCACTCATGCCGTCGTCCATTCTGTGCTTGGGTCAGACAACCCCATCACGTTCTACAATCCACATACTGCAATGATTTGTGGTGTTGCTGGGGTATCCAGAACAGATGCCCATAGCGGAGCCGTTTGGATGCTGACCACACCTGAGGTTCGCCACATCCCACATCTATTCTTCAAGGAAGCTCGCAAATGGCTTGGTCAACAGACTGAGTACGAGATGCTCCATAACATTGCAGATCCAAGAAACACTATGCACATGAAGCTGTTGCATATGCTTGGGTTCAAACGACTTGCCTACACCACTGTGGGTCCGTCAAACCTTACCTATGTTGAGTTTGCCAAACTAATGCCATGTGTCTAGACCCTGGAACGCTCGCCATCGTAACCGCCATCGGTACAGGCGTTAGCGGAGCTATCCAAACGATTTCCAGCTACTCACAACAAGAACAGGCGGCCATTGCTGCAAACCGTCAGGCTCTCCAGGCTTACGGGATTCAGATGAATCAGTACAACGCTCAGATGCTGACCTATCAGGAATCCCAACGGGTCTACCAAGAGCAGATCCAGATGAATGCTGAGGCGGCAAACCGCGCCTATACCTCTGAGCAGAACAAACTTCGCGCTGAGCAGCGCAAGGCCGCTGAGGACGCTCAGAAGCTCATGATCCAGTCCATGCAACGACAGGGTACTGTTTTGGCTTCTGGACGCACTGGTCAATCCATCGGCCTTCTGATGGCTGATGCCGAGCGTGAGTATGGGAGAGACCTGGCAATGCTTGGTCAGAACCTGGCCTATGCCAACGAGGACTACTTCCTTGGTACACAGAGTATCTTCCAGGAAAATAAGTCTGCTAACACCCTGGCAGCGTCTCAACGACAGATGAAGCCAACGTCGACTCCTGCTGTTCCTGAAATGGAGCGCGGGCCCAGCTCTATCGGCCTGCTTACTGGTCTGGCTGGGGCAGGTCTCCAAGCAGCGTCTACCTATTCTAGTTTGAAGCCGGCACAATCTGGCAAACAAAAAGGATCTTGAATTAAATGGCAATCTACGAACCCCGTGGTAGCCAGGTAGAACTGACGGGGCCGCAGCGTGCCGTTGGTTTCAATCCTGAGGAAACCTACAACCCAAACAACGCTTTTCTTAACAAGGTAGAGCAGGACTCCCAGCTTGCCAACCAACAGCTTCAACAGCAGCAGCGGGCTGACCAGGCTCGTCTGGAGCGTAGTGCTTCTGAGATGGAGGCCCTGGCTGGGTTTTCTGATACTCTTGGGAAGTTCCTTCTCGACTACACCCAGAAGAAACGGAAGCGTGACATCGCCTCTGGTTACGCCAAGTTCATTCGAGGGGAAACCCGAATCAAGCCTGAGGCTCAGATTAAGCACCAGCAACAAACTGCTGTTCTTCAGACAGCTGCCACTGCTGATGGTAAGCTGGCTCGTGCTGCTGCTGAGATTCCTGGAAACGAGGGGTCGGCAAGCACCATCATCAAAGCGTCTCCGGCCCTGAGAGGTTGGGAAGCTGAGGGTGCTGCCATTGCTCAGGCCCAGTCTGCCCCCACGGAACTTGAGGCATTTCTCAACTCCCAGAAGAGCAGCGGTCGTACCATCCAGTACACCAATCCTGATGGCACAACTGAGTCAATTGTTCTCAGCCGTAACATCCGAGGAGATCAGGTTCGCAAGGCTGTTGAGGTTTTAACCACTGAGTGGATCGAGCAGTCTGGCTTTAGCAACCTGAACCCAATGCTTGTGCAAGAGCACGGCGGGTTCAACATGTTCCTGGCTCAGAAGCAGATCACCACAAATTGGCAAAAGGATGCGGATGAGGCTGCCATCGGTCTTGCCAAGGACATGTTCCGTGCCAAGGCTGGTCAGCTGTTTTCTGCCGTTAAGGATCCAGCTACTGCCCAGGAAGCGTTTGCTCAGCTTGAGGCTGACCCTCTGCTGACCAACCAAGAAAAGAATGAGCGGTATGCCCTTGCTCTTCAGAACGATGTAGAGACCCGTCAAGGCCTTCAAGCTCTTGGCAACCTTTCCATCAACGGCATTCCCCTCAAGGATTACTTCCGAGATCAGTACAAGAACGCGGAAGAGCGCATCGACAAGGCTGCGGCTGAGCGTGCTGCTACCCTTCAAACCTCCTACAACGAGTGGGCCCAGACGGCCATCAACGCCATCGGGGCAGCCCCCACTATTGCTGAGGGTGAGCGCCTGCGTCAGCAAGCCATCAAAGAGGCTCAACAGCGTGGAATGGGAACGGAGGTGATCTCCAAGCTCCAGACGGCAGACGTGAACGCGACTGTCAATGGCCTGCGTGAGAACTTCCAAAAAGGCAATCCACTGAAGATTACAAGCGGTGAACTTGATGGTCTGGTGGCTCTGTACCCATTCCTTAAGGATGAAGCCGAGACCTGGAAGAACATGGTTCCCCAGGCTGAGGACCTGAAGCGTACCTTTGATCGGGCACGTGGTGAGGCTGAGGTCATCATCAATGCCCACCTGGCTAACCGATCCAAGTTCAAGCTTGGCAAGGAGCCTCTGATCTTGAAGGCTCTTACTCTTCAATCCCTGAACCTTGTCAGTACGCAGCTGTTTGCCAAGTACGCAGGTGGAGATAAGGTCCCTGATCAGGCGGAGCTTGCTCGTGAGATTGCTGCTCAAAGCATCCAGCAGTTTGCCACAAAGGGCAGCCCTGTTCAGATCAACACACAGGGTCAGCCTGTCAATCCAGAGTTCCTGACTCCTACTCCTGGAGCCAAGATTTCCCTTGAGGACTGGATTCCCCCGACTCTGGATGCCAAGAAGATCAAAGCCACGGCTGATCGTCTTGACCGTCAAATGGCTGGTAGGTATTCTCCTAACACCCAGGTGGTTCCTCTTGAGTACTTTGATGATCTCCAGTCCATGGAAGATCAGGGGGTCGACCACACAAAAAACACCCTTCTGGTAGGAGCAGCTAAGCAGGCTGGCCAGACGGTTGACCAATTCATCAGGAGCCAAGCAGCCCTGGCAGGATTTGAGTGGAAACCCAACAAGAACAAAGAACAAACTCGAAAGGCTCTTCTGGACAAGGATCCACAAGCCGCTGAGCTTTTCAATAATATCTGGCTTGCCCCTGATTATCGGCGGGCTAGAGAGCGTGAGATTGAGCGTGTTTCCGAACAGCGTGCCAATCTCCAGCAGCTCAACATTGGGGCTGATGCTGGTAAAGTGATCACCCCTCTGATGCAATCCATCCTTGATGGGGAAAGCAGTGGAGGGAACTACGATGCGGTCAACCGAGGCGGAGCTGGAGACACCCCAGGTGGTCTTCCTGGTCTGTCCAAAATGACCCTTGCCCAAGTGATGCAGCAGCGCAACGCAGGCTACCGTCACTTTGGTGCCTACCAGTTCAACCCTGACACAATGATGGCAGTGGCTCAGCGCCTTGGCATCAACCCAAACGCTGTCTTTAATAAGGAAACCCAACAGCGACTTGCTTATGGGATGATCTACGAGGAAGCCCTTCCGTGGCGTGGTGGCTTGAACGACTTTGTTCAAGGTCGAAGCACAAACATTGCTGCTGCTCGCAACGACATTCGTACTGAATGGAGTGCTCTCAGGAATGTGTCGGACCAACAGCTAGATACCATGCTCCGGCAGGCTCGTCAACAGCGGGCCGAATCCAAGCGGCAAACCTCTCTGGCATCCTTTAGGCCTAAGGTCTACTCGGTAACTCTTGAGCGTGGTGGTCCTCGTGACCAGCCTGGACTCGACATCTACTTTGAAGACAAGCAGTTCCCCGCTGTGATTGACGGGGTTGTCAAGGACAAAGGCTTTGACTCTGGATACGGGTACTACACCGTAGTAGAGTCTATTAGCCCAATCTCTGGTGAACGGGTGGATGTCCTCTACTCTCACCAGAATGCGCCTGGTCCGGTTCAGATTGGACAGACCGTGCGTAAGGGCCAGATCATTGGCCAACAAGGAAGTGCCGGTAATGTTCGCGGAGCGGACAGCATCACCAGCATTGACTTCTTCAAACCAGCCCCCCGAGGTAGCCGTTCCATGGCTCCTTACCAGGGTTGGAGAAAGCTTGCCGAGTCCATCAAGCGTGAGCTTGGCAAGTAAAAGCGGGTATATGGCCCCTCTAGCTGCGGTTAGGGGGGTTGCCCACCAAAGCAAAACCAACGCCCTTGCGGGGGCACACAGTAACGTCTTATGGCACTTAAAGACTGGGACCCCAGAGGCAACTACGGCGAGTACGTCAACCCTGGCACTGGTAAGAAAACCAAAGAACTTCAAGAGGAACAGCGTGTTGCTGAGACTCAGGCAGAGCTTCAACGTCTGAAAAAAGCAAAAGACAAGCAAAAAGCAGACAGGGAAAAGATCAGAGCCAAGGGCCGTCCCAAGGCAACAACCCAAACGTGGAACCCAGCCAAAGCCGTAGGTGATGCTGTGGGTGGAGCTATCATGGCTCCGTTCAACGCACTTTCTGAAGGCGCTCAGCAGCTGGAGAGGGCCATCCGTACTCCAGAGCAGATTGCTGAAAAGCGAGAGGCAGACAAGAAGGTTCGTCAGAAGGTAGAAAAGGCACGTGGTGCTGCGGCTCCTGCTGTCGAAGCAGCTAAGGTTGTGCTCAAGGGCACTGGCCTTGGGATGGTTGAGCAGGCTGCTGACACCATCATTGAAACCGGTCAAGGGGTTGCTGCTGTTGCCAAGAAGGCTGTCGGTCTGAAGGTCAAGCCTGAGGAGGATCCGTTCCGTCCTGACCGGTATATTCGAGCAGAAACCGACTTTGGTCTGACTCCTGAGACCCAAGCTGGTCGCTTTGCCAGTAAGATCCTTGGTCTTATCAACGCCACCCGCCTTGGTCGTAGGGTTGCAACCAAGTATGTTCCTGGATACAAGGACCTCAAGGGTGCCAAGAAGATCCTCAAGAACGTCCCTGATGCGGCTGCTGGCTACGTCATGGCCGATCCTAACGAGGAAGATGCTGCCAACCTCAGTGCGTGGCTTCAGGATAAGTCTCCTGATTGGCTGAAGCCTGCCTACGTGCTGGCCGGCGATGCGGACTACGACAACGTCTTTGCCTACCGGGCCCTTACGGCTCTGGAGGACATGGGCCTTGGTGTGGCTGCTGATGCCCTTGGCGCTGGTCTCAAGGCCCTTGGGTTCCGGTTCAAGCCAAACATGGCCAACCCCGCTACCGACATCATTGAAGAGTCTGGCAAGAAGCTGGATGATTCCCTTGAAGCAGCTGCCAAGCAAGCAGAGGCTGATGAAGCTGTGGAGGCTATCCGCTGGGATGACACCAACTTTGGTCCTCGTCGTCAAGCCATTCTCGATGAGCTGGAAACCCAGAAAGCTCGTCTGGATGACCCCTGGGATGATGCCGCTGATGCTCAGAAGAAAATTGATGAGCTGAACCTGGAACTGACTGAGGTCGAGAACGCTGCCACCAAGTCCATCATGCCGATGGAGCCGGGTGTCAAGCCGATGGTCTATGAAGCAGCTGCCACCGTTAAGTCGACTAAATACTTGACGGAAGACATCATCAGTGGTGCTACCCTGATCACCGATGCGGGTATCAAGAACGCCAACCTTCAGGACGTTTGGGACCAGACCCTTAAACCTATTGTGGACGCCCTGGCTCCTGACAAGCTGGAGCAGATGTACCGCAAGTTTGGCAAGAACACCGCCGCCGAGATTGACCGCCTCAACAAGACCATGTATGCGGCATTCGAGGAGGTCCTTGAAAGTGCTCAGTCGTCCGAAGAGGTCACTGAGAACATGCTCAAGATGTTCCGTGGCATGGATCAGACCTTCATCGGTGAGTATGGGGTAGAGCAGCTCAAGTCTCCTGCTGTGCTGGCCACCCAGTCGATGATGAAGTATCTGGCCCGCAAGGCAAGTAACCTTGGACACCTGCGTAACGACCTTGAGGCTTCTGGCATCAAAGGTTCAAACGTAGATGACAAGCTGATTGACTCCATCACCGGTTTGATCATGCTCCGTAAGGAGGCCTGGTCGTTGGAAGCTGGTCGTCGTCTTGCCCTTGGTCGTGGTCCTTGGGGGGCAACTAAAACCTCCAAGACTCTAGACAGTGCTGAAGCCTTTGGTGAGGCCCGACAACTGACCCGTAAGATGCTCAACCAATGGGCTCTTAAGGTTAAGAACGGCCTCCGCAGTGGAGATCCTGATGCCATCAACGAGATGCGTCAGATGACCATGGCTATGGCTCTTTCCGGCGGTGATCCAGCTAAGGCAATCAACTTTGCTGAGACCGCCATCAAGTACATGGGTCAGAACCTGCTTGGTCAGTGGATGAACAGCATCCTTTCTGGTCCCAAGACCCTGATCCGTAACTTCGGTTCTGCTATCCGCCTTGTTGGTCAGCCCATCGAGCTTGGCCTTGCTGGTATCACCCGTGGGGATGACAGGCTGGTTGGTGTGGCTGGGGCGGGCTTCACCGGCATGTTCACCTCGCTCTTTGATGCGGCTCAGGTGGCAGCCACTACGATTAAGACCGGCATCCCTGCTACGTGGGACCAACACCAGATCATCCGTCATGCCGAGAAGATGGCACTGTTGGATGGCATGGAGATGATGGCCAAGACTCCTGCTCAGCAGCGGACGGTTGGTTTCATGCGATTCCTCAACGCCTTCTCTGAGTTCACCGGCATTCCTGGTCGCCTCATGATGGGTGGTGATGACTTTATCAAGGTCATGGCTGCTCGTCAGAAGATCTACGAGGACGCCTACCTCTTTGCCTATGACAAGGTGGGTGGGAAGATGCTTGGTCAAAACACCAAGGAGTTCAACAGCTGGATGGAGCACGCCCTAATCGCTGCTTCCAAGAAGATGGACATCAAGACCGGTCAAATCTTTGACGATGCCGTTCTTGAATACGCCGAGAAGGCCACCTTCACCAACCCTGCTGACCCCGACAACAAGTTCTTCTCTGCCTTTGAGAGACTGGCTGAGGCTGACATCAACGGTGTGCCTGTTGGCCGCTTCATGATGCCGTTTGTGCGGACCCCTGCCAATATCATGGGGTATCAGCTGGAAATGATGCCGCTCGCTAGTCGCCTTCTTGGTGGGTATCAAAAGGCCATCAAAGAAGGTGACGCCATCAAGATTGCTGAGTACCAGGGGCGTGAGGCTGTTGGTTCCATGATTGTGTCTCTCGGATACACGATGGCGTGGTCTGGGCACATCACTGGCAACATGCCTGCGGATCCGGTCATGCGGTCTCAGTGGCGGGAAGCTGGCATTCCTCCTCGCTCTGTTCGCATCGGTGACAAGTGGGTCAGCTACTCCTGGTTTGAACCCATGTCCAACTGGATGGCTGCTGCTGCCGACCTAGGCACGCTTGAGCGTATGGGCTTGGTTGGAGAGGCAGAGAAGCTTTCCAGTACTCTTGTGTTCTCCATTGCTGCTGGCTTTGTGGAGAAGAGCTATCTTGCTCAGCTGGATGGTCTTTCCTTCTTCCTGGATCCTGTTGGTAATTACGAAAAGCTGACCCGTCAAAAGGAACGCTTTGGTGACCCCAACGGTACCCTTGACATCATCGCTGCTGGAGCATTTAGTGCTGCCAACTCCTTGTTGCCGTACTCCAGCCTGCGTCGGTCCATCTCCAACGCTATGGATCCGTATTACCGGGAATACAATACGATGTTTGATCGTACCCTGGCTAATGCGCTTCCTGGTCTGTCTCAAACCAACGCTCTTGATCGCAGCATTCTGACCGGCAAGCCCATGCTTCAGCCGAACGGAGGCTTGTGGAATGCCTTCATTCCGTTCGAGACGCGGGACATCAACAAGGATCCTGTGGCTAAGACCCTGATGGAGATTGACGCCTGGCCTAAGGAACAGCTTTATGTGTCCACCATGGGCTTCCGTTACACGGGTAAGCAGCGCGAAAAACTCCAGAAGATGGTGGCTGACTCTGGTCTTCGTAAGGAGCTGGAGAAGCTGTTCAACTCTCCTGAGTTCAAGGACGACCGAAAGCTCTGGGAAAACGAGGCCATTCCGTCTGGCATGAAGTTTGGCGAACCGTTCTTCCGAGCACGCACACGTGAGCTGATCAGCGAAACCATCAACATGGCAAAGGATGAGCTGGAGTACAACGATCCTGAGCTGCGGGCTCGTATTGAAAAGGCCATGGAGCTGAAGGCACGCCAAGAGTCCAGCCAATACGCACCGCTTGAGACCTACTATCAACAGTAACCAATGGCCATTGTTCAGAACTCCTACACGGGGAATGGGGTACAGACACTCTATTCCCTGTCTTTTTCTTACCTTTCTGAGGCTGATGTAAAGGTCTCCATCAACGGAGTCCTCACCACCGCCTTTGTCTTTGTTAACGACAGCACGATCCAGTTCCTGTCTGCTCCGGCAAACGGTGCTGCGATCATCATCTTCCGTGAGACCAACAACGAAGAGTCGGAAGCTACGTTCTTTGCTGGGTCGGCAATTAAAGCCACTGACCTGAACCTGAACTTTACTCAGCTTCTGTACGTTGCCCAGGAGGTATTTGCTCGGGCACTTAGTACCCTTGGCGGTACCCTGAGTGGCATCCTCAACATGGGTGGGTTCAAGATCACCAACCTTGGGACTCCCACCGACAACGCTGATGCCTCGACCAAGGCCTACGTGGACAGCAATGTAGGCGCTGTGTCTGCGTCTGCTGTGTCTGCTGCAGCCTCTGCCGCTGCTGCGTCTACCTCTGCCAGCAACGCCTCTACCTCTGCTTCCAACGCCGCCAGCAGTGCTTCTAGCGCCTCCTCGTCGGCCTCTGCTGCGGCTGCTTCTCAGTCTGCTGCTGCTGGGTCTGCTAGTGCTGCTGCCGGATCTGCAAGCTCTGCTGCGACAAGCGCCACCAACGCTGCCAACAGTGCTAGTGCTGCCTCGGCCTCCGCAACAGCTGCTGGAAATAGTGCTACTTCTGCTGCCAGTTCTGCTGCTTCTGCCCTGGCTGCCTTTGACAGCTTTGATGACCGGTACCTTGGTACCAAGACCAGCGACCCTTCCGTAGATAACGACGGAAACCCCCTGGTTGCTGGTACGCTTTACTTCAACAGCGTAGACGGCATCATGAAGCTGTTTACCGGAACTGCGTGGGTTGCTGCGTATGTTCCTGGTAATGCCAGCAGTATCAGCTTTTCTCCGTACGGAAGTGTAGCCTCTAACAACGTACAGGGGGCGCTTCAGGAGGTCATTGACGAAAGCGTTTACAAAACAGGAAACACTGGTTCGGCTGCCATCCCTGTTGGTACTACCGCTCAACGTGATGCCGTACCGGCTACTGGATACGTGCGGTTCAACACCAACATTGTCCAGTTTGAAGGGTACAATGGCACGAGCTGGGGAACCATTGGCGGAGGCGCAAAGGGTGGTGGATCTGATCAGGTGTTTCTTGAAAACGACCAAGTTGTAACTACCAGTTACACACTGACAGCTGGTAAGAACGCTGTGTCTGCTGGTCCTGTCACTATTAACGCCGGCGCCACCGTCACCATCCCATCCGGCGCCAGCTGGGTGATCGTTTGAGGTACTGAATCATGCCATTAACACTCAACGGCTCTGGAACCATCGCTGGCCTCAGTGCTGGCGGGTTGCCGGATGCCTGCATCACGACGGATGACATTGCGGCTAACGCTGTCACCTTTCCTAAAATTGGCACCACTGAGCAGGGCCAACTTTGCAAAGCCTGGGTGAACTTCAACGGCACCGGCACCGTGGCGATTCGTGCGAGCTACAACGTGAGCAGTATTACGGATAACGGGGTGGGGAACTATAAGATCAATTTTGCGACGGCGTTAGTGGATGCAAACTACTGTTGCGTCGATGGTCAACCTACTAGCATTGGCAGTCCCAGCGGCATTAGTAACCAAATTGGATTTAATACGTATACAACAACAGGCGTAAACGTGACTATTGAAAACAGTGGAAATGGCACATACGGCGACAAAGATCTGCTTAACGTCGCCATCTTCCGGTAACTCACCATGAACAGAATCATCTACCAAAACGAAGCCGGCGGCGTCTCCATCATCATCCCCGCCGAGTCCGTCGAGCTGGCCCTGAAGGATGTGCCCGAGGGTGTCGAATACAAGATCGTCAATGCCTCTGAGATCCCTTCCGACCGCACCTTCCGCGCTGCTTGGGAGTACCAACCATGACTATTGCCATCAACCTTAATAAGGCCAAACAGATCGGCCACGACATCCGCCGTCAGAAGCGAGCAGAAGAGTTCGCCCCGTATGACGAGGTGATCGCCAAACAAATCCCCGGCAAGGATGCCACTGAGGCAGAAGCCAAACGCCAAGAGATCCGCGTCAAGTACGACGCCATCCAAGAGGCCATTGATAACGCCTCAACCCCTGATGAGATCAAAGCAGCCCTGGAGGTGAACCAATGACCGTTCGACTTGGAGGATCTACCTCTGGCTACACTGAGCTAGATGCTCCGGCAGTGGCTGGGAATAACACGCTGGTGCTGCCTAGTGGCAACGGCTCCGCTGGCAACATCCTCGGCACCGATGGCGCGGGGAACTTGAGCTGGGTCAACGGCCGCATGGTGCTGGAGACCGCCAAGGCCACCACCAGCGGCACCGCGATCGACTTCACCGGGATTCCGAGTTGGGTGAAGCGGATTACTGTGACGTTCAACGGGGTTAGCACAAATGGAGCCGATCCACTTGCAATCCAACTTGGAACATCTGCAGGGATTGTAACTGCGGCAGGCCAATACAACTGCGGCTTCGGATACATTGCATCTAACGGCACAGCGCAAGGTATTACGATTACCAACTGCTTCATGGTTACCACCAACTTTACCGGTGGCGCAGGAAATCTCTATTACGGAAACGTGCTCCTGATCAACATTTCAAACAATAACTGGGTAATGACTTGCACTTCTGGCACCACTTCGGGCTCCTTCCAGGGCGCTTCGACGGGTGGAGGCAGTATTTCACTCCCAGGTCAATTGGATCGCCTGCGCTTTTCGACCCAAAATGGAACCAATACATTTGACGCCGGCAGCGTCAATATCCTGTACGAGGGCTGATCATGAGCACACTCAACGTAACCAACCTCACCGGCCCTTCTAACACCGGCACCGCAGCCACCCTCAGCTCCATCAACGGCGGCCCGATCTCTGGCGCCAGAAATCGCATCATCAATGGCGATATGCGGATTGATCAGCGGAATGGTGGGGCTGCTACGGCTAATACAATCAACGGATATACAGTAGATCGTTGGGCTGTAAACCAATCGGTTGTAGGAAAAGTCTTGGCTCAACAGTCAACCCCTGTTGTGCCCCCTGGCTTCACGCATTCGCTTTCCGTCACTTCACAGTCTTCCTACAACATAGGAGCTGGTGACTATTATCTCGTAACACAAGCCATTGAAGGTTTTAACCTATCAGACTTGGGTTGGGGCACGGTGTCGGCCAGAGCAATCACGCTGTCTTTTTGGGTTTACTCAAGTCTCACTGGCACGTTTGGCGGAGCGGTGCGTAACCACGCAGAAAATCGCTCTTACCCATTCTCCTACTCAATTTCTGCTTCCAATACCTGGGAGTTTAAAACGCTCACCATTGCTGGTCCTACTTCAGGAACATGGGAAGTTGGCAACAGCCGTGGTCTCCAGCTTCATTTCAGCCTCGGCTCCGGCTCTACTTGGTCTGGAAGTGCTGGTTCTTGGCAGAACGCAAATCTTTTATCGGTAACAGGAGCGGTATCCCTTGTTGGGACTAATGGAGCCACCTTCTTCATCACCGGCGTCCAACTTGAAGCCGGCGCCGTCGCCACCCCGTTTGAGCGGCGCAGCTACGGGCAGGAGCTGGCGTTGTGTCAGAGGTATACCCTTCCGGTTCAGGTCACGCTAAACGCAAACAATCAAGGCGGTGCTGGTGCGCCATTCGCTCAGACTATTGGCCTTCTTTGCCAGATGAGAGTAGCGCCCACTTTCTCATCTAATACTGCCGCAGCAAATACAAACGCAGCGGCAACAACTGTAGACACGATCACTTCCTACAGCGCAAGAATCTATTCAACCTCTAGCGCTAGCGGTAATCTTCAGATCAACTACACGGGAATCGCAACCGCCGAGCTGTAACCCATGACCTACCAACTCACCACCGGCGACACCATCCTCCGCCTCGCGGACAACGCCTTCATCCCACCCGACCCCGCCAACACCGACTACCAGGCCTATCTGGAGTGGGTCGCTGCCGGCAACACCCCCGAGCCCGCACCGGAGCCCGAGCCTGCCCCGGTGCTCACCACTGAGCAGAAGCTGGAAGCAACGGGGCTGACGGTTGACGAACTGAAAACTCTCTTTGGACTTCAATAATGATTGAGTTCTACGGCATCAAGCTGTCCGTTGAGGCAGCTGCTTTCCTCGT